CCTTACCACGGCTGATAATCTTGTCATCCACATCCGTAAAGTTAGAAATATAGGCAACCTCATAGCCACGATACTCAAAATAGCGACGAATGGTGTCAAAGGCTATTGCCGAGCGCGCATTACCTACATGAATGTAGTTGTATACAGTTGGCCCACAGACATACATCTTAACCTTACCGTCCTTAATTGGGACATATTCTCGCATGTTGCGGGTCATGGTGTCGTAAATTTTAATCATGAGGGTCTCCTTTTCGTTTTTTTGGCGTTAGTCATCACATATTCTATTGTTATTGGTCTATTCGTTTCATATTTTTCAAACAATGACCAGTTATAGAACCAATTGTTACCAACAGGTAAATTATCGATAGTGTGATAATGTGTCCGTTATTCATGGCTACATATGTAATCACAGCTACCAAACTAACATATATGATGGTTGGTTTTAATTTGTCAAATAATTCAATTGTTCTGTCTTCCCACATTTGTGTGAGAAATAGAGCCGCGAAATACATTAACGAAATGGTGAGTAATGACCAGATTATATATGCAAATAAGTGTTGACCATCTAGTAATAGAATTATGGTACCAGTAGTAAAATAATAGATAAAGGCTAGCGATAAGGTCATTAATGACCCGACAATCAACAGTGGTAAACATTCATTTCTTAACCACTTGATTATTTGGTTTGTTAGATTTTGCATGTGATATATATCCTCCTTAAAAATATGGATTAGGCATCTAATCCATATTTGTTTTTGATTTCGTCTTTGATTGTAGTTAATTTTTTATAATTCTCAGACCATTTCGGGCCTAAAATTGCTTCATCATCTGGAAAGCTTTCTAAGTATCCTGCCTGGTGTAATCGATATAAGGTATTGTTAATTGACTTTGTCCCCATTCCCTTCATATTTTGAGTCGTGTCTGATAGAATTGCCTGTAACACTTGCTCTATCGTTTCTACACCGGATAATCTGAAGAAATTATATGCTCTATTAGTCAGACCAAGTTCATCAATAGTTCCATTTATTGATACAGGTTTATAACCTTTGTTGATGATTTGATTGCTGATATGTTCAATTTGACGTTCCAAGGCTGTGATGGTGCGTCTCTGGTCGTCTATTTTTTGTTGGTTTTCTCGAATCTGTGCAGATTGTAATAATTTTTGTGTATATACTACGTGTCTCAGCTGTCTAATTGATTTCGCTTCTAATTGTCGAACTCGTTCATGGGTAACACTTAACATGTCTGCAATGGCTTGTAACGTCATTCCATTGATATATCGCAAACGTAGAATTCGAGCCTCACGCTCGCTAAGATACTCATCTAACAATTTGTCAATATCATCCATTAGATTATTGGTGATATGGAAATCTACCATTAAAGCTTTAGGACTAACAATGTCTCCCAAGAGATTATATGGGTATGCTCGCTTTGCATGCTCAATGAGTATGTGTTGTGGGATACTGGTCATTTCTTTTTGTAATTTAAGAAAACGTTCATGTGAGATGTCCAAAGTGTTTTGGACATTCCACGTTACATCATCAATTGCTAATTCATCATCCTTCAACGATTCTGCTATGGATTGAAATGCTACTTTTTTAGCTTCCATTTCATCACGCATACGCTTGGTTAGATAGTTTACCATGTGTGTTGGTTCAACATCATTACCGATGATATAATCTAATGATGTCCCATAATATTCGGCTAAGAGCATGTAATGACCAATCGTATGTTTCTTGATTGGGTCACGTTCTAATAGGTTATATGTGTTCCTATTAATACCGGTATCATGACAAATCTTATCAATTGTCACATTTGTCAATTCTCGGAAATAACGTAACCGTGACATTTGGTTTGATAATTTGTTATCAATCTCTTCTTTTGTTAACATGCACGCACCTCTTTATTGATGTAAATGGTTCATTTGGTGGTTGTGCCAATATAGTAACTCGAACTGACCTTTTTCAATGGTTAATCGATGAACATCAGGGGATTGGATTACATTATAACTTGCAATGATTTTCTCATTATCGTAAATGTTGATTTCATCAACTTGATAGTTTGTAAAATCATATTCATCGACATTTTTGGCTTGAATATGTATTTGGCCAACGGCTTCACCTGAAACGAATTGTTGCCCCTTATATCGTACTGTTTTTGTGATATCAGAAAGGCGACAGGTTTTAAGATTATCCACGCTAATACGTAGGCTTTTTTCGTCTTCGGTTTTGGGATTCCAAAATTGTATTTCGATATATCGTTTCATTGTATTCTCCATTTCTAATTTGACAATTGATTCTCTGCATTTGGATTAATAATGTTTGAGATTTGTAAAATTGTATAGTTCTTGGCCCATAATGGGTTGTTGATGGCCCTTAATTGTTCTTCGGTCATAGTTTTATTCATATTATTTGGAACTGAATTCATGGCTTCCAGTTTGAGTATAAACGCGTCTAGTACGTGTGCTCCGTATATAGACGCAATTCGGTCAGAAGAATTTTGTATGAAAGCGTCAAGTAAATCGGTGTCTGGGTCTACTTCCCCTATCAAATAGCGAGTGATTGTTGTTGTAGCGGTGTCATCTCCCACATAATTTATCATTTTTTCGGGTAGATGATATAATGCAGCGTTACGAACATTTATAGTATCCGTTAAATAGTATTCGGAATGATATCCACGCCTTGCAAGTGCACATCGAATATATTCGTTTGGGTGGTTTCTCCAATCATCGTAGTAATTCGTAGCCTTACCTAGTTGAATGAGATGTACCTTATCAATATCAGTCCCATAAAGGGCACGTTCATCAATGTTAAATTCGTTAGTATTAACATGCCCATTCTTATTATTTAGTTTATAATTAATCATATACTCGTAACACCTCAATTAATGTGTGCAGCATATCTTTTTCGTTTTTTGGTGCATATGTAAATGTGAGTATATGTTTATAAATAGACCAGTCGTCGATACCCTTATCTTCTAGGTATTCTACATTTTCGATATCAAATGTTAAATCACTATTGATGAGAATATAAGCTTCTATCAACGTACTTTCTTTGCTAATAACAAATCGACATTCGCTTGTGCGAATTTCGACAGCTTTATCATTTTCTTTAACAGATTTAGGTTTATATCCGGCCTGTTCAAGTTGTTTTGGGATATGTGAAATATATTCGTATTTCATTCTATTGCTCCATTTCGATAAGTGATTTGTGTGATTGGTCTATTTTGGTACAATGATGATATCTGTGTTGTTATCAATATAGTCTTTGATTGTTTTCCAATCACCGTTACCTAATCCGCAACCAATATATTCTGGTACATAGGCAGGTAAATTTTTACTCTTCGCTAATTCATCTAATCGTTTTAGATTGTTAACAAGTAAGGTTTCATTCGTGTAACGTACACCCGTTTGTCTACCATAGTTCATTTGGGAATAACTGTTGCAAATAATGAGATTTTCATTAATTTGTATAGGTTGGAACATGCCATAGCGTTTTTGCGGTGTGTCATAGGTTTGTGCCAATTTATGAAATTCTTCTTTAACTTGAGGGTACTTGGTGTACAAGGCTTTTGCTACACCTGACCCCATAACGTCCTGGCAGTTGACTTGGTGCATAATAACACCTTTAGTGATTGTTGTAATATCTTTCATTTTGTACCTCTACTGATAGTGTTTTTGTACTCTTGTTTTGTTAACCCATATTTTTCTTTGAAATCAGTCCCAACTTTCATTTGCGTCAAAGTTGCTTTAAGATGTGGGTATTTTTGTTTTAACTCACTAAGCGTCATAGTTTTATAGTCTTCCAAAATCTCATCGGATAATGGTTGCCTACGAAATTGCAACTTTGTCATACCAAATTTCTTCTTAAAGTCGTTATTCAACTTACAATTGGTAATCACCTCGGCCATCTCAGGATACTTAGTTCTTAATGCATGTACATTCATGAGTTTGAAATCTTCAAGCACTTCATCTGGTAATGATTTATATTCGGTTTTGGTCACGCCATATTTCATTTTAAATTCTCGATTGAGTCTTTTCATACTCAATGCGAACCCTCGACCCTTGTATTTTTCAGTTAGCTCATTAAAGGTCATTGTCACATAGTCATCTATGACTTCTTCTGGTAAGAGGGTTACTGGTTTGTTGTAATCAAAATCCCTTCTCTTATTCAGTTTTACATAGGAGTTGAAACCTTTTATGATATCATCAATTCCACATTCGTGTGAGAATCTAAGAATGTTATAGTTATATTTCTTAGCAATTTTATTTTTGAGATTATCATTACGAACTTGGTCTTCATGTGTCAGACCCCACCAAGGTGTGTCCATTGTATGTTGTATACCATCATATTCGACCAATAAATTATATTCCGGCAATAAAAAGTCAAAACGCTTACCATCTAAAAGATGTTGTGTCTCAAATTTCACACCATTATGATTCAGAAGATTAAAAATCATACGTTCTCCATAAGAGATATTGTCTTCACAAGTGCATCTTTGATGATAGTAGAATTTGTATATATTTTTTAAAGTCTTGATGTGATGACATTTCTTACATTCTATGGTAATTGGTTGTGTCTTACCTTTGTATTCAATTAGCGACCAACGTTCATTGAATGATGATTGGAGTGGATATTGAGCAAGGTCAAGAAAAAATTGTTCATGCGATTTGTGCGGGCACAAATGTTTAAGTGGTGCGTGGTCTTTGATTGACCTTGTACAAATACATCCGCACTCTAGTTTTTCGATAATATTGCCATCAACAAAGTCAAGAAGTGTGATATTATGTTTACGTGCATATATCTTTATACCTTTTACTTTATTTTGTGATAGACCATAATCAAATAATTTTTGTATGACAACTGGTCGGCGAATTGGGAAAATGTCTAATACAATATCCCCTTGCGCAGTAGAAACAATTAATTGTTCACCACTTATACCTGTAGCTTTTCCATTGACATCTCGTATTCGTTTTCGTAATGTTTTTATTTGACCATCCGTCACACCTAGCATTTTCAACTCCAATAAAACTTGAGGTGTGTATGCTTTTGTTATGAGTGGTGGTTTTTTGTGCTGGGCACTCATTTGACGCTCGCATTGGCATACACCTTTGCGCATGCGTAAAATTTTACATTTCTGCTCGGTGATGTGCCCGCATTTATGTCGGAGTTTTAATACACTGTGACTGTTTTTGTATTGGTCAAAATTTAACAATTCCCACCCGTTTTTTAAATATTGCCCAATGTAATAATCCACGTCGACAACTGTACGTTGAAATGATTTTGCACATGAACAGATAAAACCCATATTCAGTGCATCCCATGTTATTTCGTAAGTTCGCTCGCAATTCAAACATTTCATAACGACAGGGTGATTAACCCTATTCTCGTTCGAATATTCTACTATTTGTTGGTTGAAACTTTCACAGACTAATTTAGCCTTTTGTTGCCAATCCAAATTGATTGGCGGGTTTTCTAGTCCTTGCTCTTTACGATAATCAGAATACCGTTTACCATAAACGCGTTGAAAAATAACATTTAATTGTTGATAATCCTTTTTATATTTCACCATCGAATGGAATAATCCGTATTTTAATATATGTTTACTTATTTGTTTTTCTAGTTTACTCATCTTTCACTCTCCATTTCAATAGTTTATAAATTAAATTTAAAGGGCTTATCAACAATTATTTTTGTTATATTTTCGATTTCGTGACTAGATTGTTTCTCAGAGAGACAGGGCGTCTATTTGTTTTTTAATGGTTTCTGCGACACTCATTGTTATATTGTCAAGCGTCTCTGCGAGTATTGGTGATTGAACAAGTGCGCTATTACCTTCAGTCAATTCTTTGTAAGAGCCTGCATGGATATCCAGATTATGGTAATGCGTCCAATTCTTATGGAGCGCATCTCTTACGATGTTGTACCAAATGTCATTATCCTGTTTTGCTGTATGTAGGTTGATGAGGTTTCGGCAAATGTGGTCTTGTAAAGTATCATCATTTGGTAAGTGAAGCTCATCAAAAGTTGCCCCCCTCATGTGGGCGACTATTTCTGCTGAAGCGAGTTGATTTGGTGAAATAACCCAATCAACACCGTTAAATGAATATTTATCTTGACGTTCCACCATTGAAAACGTATCGTCTATATATTCGAATACGCTCTTCGAAATGCGGCCATCTGTGAGTGTTTTATTTGTCACAATAAGGTGAATATTGTGTGAAGCTTGTAATAAAGACCAAAGGTCACGATTACCCGTGCGTGGTAAGCCGAGTGAGAATAATTGAGCTACGATAGTTGGGTCTGTTGACTTCAATTCTATGCCATTACCCTGTTTCGTCATGATTTTGGTCATATCTTCTTCTGACATGTTATACATGTTTTGTAGTTGCTGGGTTGTCTGAAGTAACATTTGATGACTGTCTTCTGTGAACTGTTTGCAATATTCGTTCAGAAAATCATTTTGATACTTCAAATCAATGAAGAAATAACGAGGTGTGAACGTTTTTCTTGTTTCGGCTTTTTCTTTTCGCTGATGCAATAGTAGTAAAGCTTTGGTATATTCTTCAATTGCGAAGGCTCGAGGGTTCGGTGTAATCTCTCGTCCAGCGAGTTTTGCTAAGGCATAAAACGCAGGTTCTGACAAATAAATGCCATGTTTTGGATGGAACAAGTCGTTTGTTTCTGCGTATGTTGTTAAAGCTTTTACCAGTCGGTAAGGCATACTATCTAACGGTGTTGCACCATAAGTATAATTACGAAGTGTGCTGTATCCAACATTCAGCTCATTGGCAATTATTTTGAGGTCTGATTTATGTGTGTTGAGGAACCTACGAAGTCCTTCTTGTGATAACAATGATTCTTTTTTATATTCCATATTTGTTTTCCTTTTGTTTGGTTTAGTATTCCCGGGTAACTATAGTATATCACATCCAGGTGTTATATTCAAGCATACATCGTTCCCAAATATGGTACTCTATTCAAAAAAATTAGAGCCCCTTAAGGGGCTCATATCTTACTTCGTTTTTGACCAGCGGTCAATGATTGTTTCTTTAAGATGTTGACCAACAAGTGTCTTTACATCTTTCACTACAGGTGTGTTTTTGTGTTTGCTCAATCGCTCACGAATGGTTGCGAGTGAATCATCCACCAAGAGTTCACCATTCAGGAAGACTGGTTTTAGTGCATTCCAGCTTGAATTGTTTGCTTCAGTCTCATACAAGCCGTCTTTCCATAACAATTCGTTGTTTGTTTGGTCTCCCGTTAGCGTTGAGAAGTCAAAATCAGGATTTTCAGCTAACACATCAGCCTTGCTTGCAACAACGACGCGACCACGTTGTGAACGCTTTGTGCCATCATCCGTCTTAGGGTCCTTAAAGAGCATACGTTCTTCCCCGTTGACAGTGGCAGCAGTTGCCTTAACTGCGAATCCGAAAGTATCACGTGTGTGATATTGGTAAGAGAATGAACCAATACCAAACACAATATTTGTTGATGCAAATCCTTTGGCTTCAAGACGTTCTGAAATAGCAGTGGCACGTTCTAGGTTAATAGAGTCACCGTAGATTGCGCCAATATGTGAATCAAGGACTTTATATCCTTGCTCATTTACCTCACCACCAAATGTGTCCCATAGGCATTCAATGAGCCCCTTTTCTTCAGGGGTATTTCCATTTACTTTTGTACCAGTTACAATATCAACAGGGTCACCACTATCAGGACGAACAACGAGTTTCCCGTCACGAGCCATGATAATGTCTTTCAAAGCTGGAAGATATTCTGTGACTACTTTCCAGAAGTCCCAAGTATCTGATACGACTGAGAACAAACCGCTTGGATAAACATCGACAAGAAGATGTTTAAATAATTCTAGTTCATCAGCTTGACCGTATGAACACATAACGCTGTGTTCAGTAGCGGAAATAGATGCACCTGTTGTGAAATCAAGTGGAGCGTTGTAATACTTGTGAACCCCAAATATTGCCGGGATTGTATCAGTCCCTTGGAATGATGTTAAATGACCCATTCCAGAAGCCATACCAGACTGTTCACTAGACATTCCACGTAGTGAAAAGTCGTGACCTTGGAATTCTACACCTGCTGTTGAACCTGTTGTTTTGATTGCGTAACCATCCAACACTTTACGGTATTGGTATGCCAATGTAGCTGATGTAATTGGTTGCCAAATTGTAGTTGACAAGATGGTTTCTAAGAAATTAGTCAACCAGAAGAATTCGGGTTGTGTATTTTCGATTGTCATTACAGGACATCGCATTGGCGCAAGTGTCCCTTCCGGAAGTGCTGTAATCTTGATTGGGAGGTAGCCGAGATTGTGCAATTGAACAAGGTGTTCCGTGTAAACTTCAGTCTTACCAAGGGTGTTTTTGACGAATGTTTCATAAGTTGAAATAACGTCTTCAAGAGGTTGACTGAAGAATTCATTGTTAAAACGATTCATTAAATATTCTTTGATGAAGTATTGTAATCCAAAGAATACTATATGGTTAGACCACGGTGCATACTTGTTCGAACGTGGTGTTAGTGTTGAATAAACCTTAGTAGTTCCGACTGGATATTGCTCTCTATGAGAGAGCTTGTAAAAGTCTGTGCTAAGGTAGATAGGTGTTGTAGTTGTCATATAGATGTTACTCGCTTTCGTATTAGTTTGTTAAGAAGTTTGATATCAGTGTAACGATAATTGGGCTTAATACTAGAGCCATGAGAGTGACTGCTTGCACAATTACATATACCAGGAATGAGATTGCATCATTTTCTTTCTAATGTGAATAAAAATTTCTATTGCAATGATGATGGTGATGTATGCGGCATATAAAATTAGTTTTAACATTTATTATCCTCTTTCCATTAATCGTTTGTAGATTTGTGTTGTGATAATTTGTTCATAGTTATTCATATTTCTGAACTCTCTCATTTGTTCTTCGCTTGATGGAAACCATGCGTGTCGAATTGTTTTTACGGTTTCTTTGGTTTTCGGATTGTATCCTTCGCCCATATAGGCTTCACGAATGAAAATGTTACCATATTTGTTTTCAGTAGTTACTTCTTCCGACCAATGATGTCCAATTGATTCCAATTTGAGGAGCATTTCTTTAGTTCCGATACCATGTAATTGTTTTTGTGAGAAATGATGTCGCGCCAACATTTGGACTGAATTTCGTGCAACATCGGTTACTCGCCACCATACACTGAGTAAAGCGTCTCTTACATCACCTTCAATGTTGAATGCGCGTGAATCAAAGCGTGCACCAAAAAGTTTGGATTGCAATAAAGCCTTTCGTTCAACATTTGATTCACTGTTAATCAATTCCAACCATTCTTTGTTGAATTCAGCTGTTGCCATTGCGGCAGTAATAGAAACAATTTTTTGAAGTTTCCCATTAAAAAATGGTGTGAAGTGTTCTTTCTCACTATTGTTAAATAATAAGAGTGTGATTTCATCAGAACCAACATACGCAAGTTGTGCACCTTGAACTTGTTCGGCTAGTTTTTGTGCAGTTGCAGACATTGCTTGGGTAAATGCGTCATCCCATGGTTTTTCTAGTCCACGTACAAAGGAACCTCCCGCACGCATATCCAATCGGATAACAATTGGTTTGTTGGGGTCTAGTGTTGCACTATTTGCACGTTCATATTTTTTCATGGTGTCGGCAATTTGATGCCATTGTAATTCTGTCATGGTTTCTCCATTTCTAATAGTCTCTGTAATTCGGATACGACTTTCTCGTCACGTTTAAATAATAGCTCAGTCATTTCTGTTAATGGTACATAGCGATAATCGTCAATTTCATCTATCATGCATTTGAACACATCACTATAAAATTGATTTGAGTATAGACTAGTCAGTTCCCAGATTTCGGTCATAGGGTACAAATAGTAATGTACATTTTTCTTATTTCCCTTGCACTCAATATGACCCCATAGTCGTGTTTGGTCTATGACTAAACCGGTTTCTTCTTGGAATTCTCGAATCGCTGCATGTTCATATGACTCATCATTTTCGACATGACCTTTTGGGAATCCATATTTGTTTACATTTTTGAAATATGGTCCGCCAGGGTGAGCCATTAAAAATTTGTATTCACTTGTGCTGTCATCATAGTAATATGCTATGACCCCAGCGGCTATTTCTTTCGGCATTTGCTTCCCTTCTAATGTTTGAATATTTTTTTGATATCTGCATCTCCGTCATCGAATGTCAATCTCAATTCGCCATCGTTTTTTGGTTTTTCGTCTTTACCCGCAAAACCGAACAATTCGTTATGTTGAGATTCATATCGACGATACTCAACTTTAACGAGTTTGGAATGCTCATTTAACTTCTTATTCTCAACGATGTTTTCTTGTTTGACGTCAATCGAATATTGACCATGTGAACCATTCTCATCTATTGAGATTGTACCGTGAAGGTTGTTATTTTCGATATGTTTATAACTTGGGCCAATCTCGTTAGTGGTGATTTCACCCGTCCATATATTATCTAAGTTTAGGGTCACTTTTCTATCGTTTCCTATTTGATAAACTGTTACCCAATCACTTGTTGTGTGTACAATGGGGGCGCAAACAAATATAAATGATATAATAAATGCCTGTATAAAGATGAATATCCCAAAACTACCAATGACATCTGCTATTTTATCATTTTTGACACATGTCATAACTATTGCTATGATGATTGCAATTAATATTGATACCATCAGATAAATTATTGGATTGTTTCCTGTTAGCAACCATTCAATCATTTTGCCACCTCTTTAATGATGTCAAGTACTGGTCTAATATATACCTTCTTGGTGTTATCATAGTCACTATCAGACATATTAGTATAACCTTGTGGTTTTGCAATGGAATCAGTCGTAAAGATATGACTAAATGTCACAGGCACCTGCCCCATATCAATGGCTTCTTCTGCATGAGTCACAATGAGCCAATTGTTATTAGATTTGATACCTAAGTCGGTTTCAACAGCTTTGATTGCCCCAACAAATGTACCACCATAAGATGATAAATCATCAATAATGATAATCGGCGCGTTTGTAGATGGTTTGGTTGTTTCTTTATGAATATGCGCTTTAATACCTTGGATTTTACCTGTCGCAAAGTCACGGAGTTTTTCACAAATGATAACATTTGGATACGCTTCATAATTATAACGATGAGCGGCTCCTTTGTCAGGGAAGACGAACCATGCATCATTCACGTCCAAAGCCGTGTAGTTGATAACATCTTGGGCTAATGAATAGTTAATTTCTTTGGCATGCCCAGGTTTGTATTCATTCAATTTCTCCAATGTAACTGGGGAATGTGGGTCAAGTACATAGATTTTCATCAGGGCATTGGTCATTTTGGTTACCAGTTTAGACAATACATTAAGTGAGAATGCTGTTCCAGATTCTTGTACCCTATCCATTCGTGAATAGGGCATATAGCCAATATATAAATCATAAAATTGACCTAGTGAATGAATAGCGTCATCTAATAGTAATAGTTCAAAAATTGACTCATCATTTTTGTAATGCCAATAAACATCGTTGATTAAACCGGGTTTGACATCTAGAACTTCTTGTTTCAAATCAAGTCTTCGTTCTTTGTTTGGGAAGATGATAAAATCGATAGGTTGTTGATTGATATATAGCATATTTTTGTTCCCTTCTATTGATATAGTGGTTTAATGTCGTCTCGTTTGATAGCATAGTATCGTGGTGGACGACCTTGTGTATTGGTTTTAGCAAATTCGTCAGTTTCTGTTAGGAATTTCTGAGCGAACATCATTTGTCTTAAGTTTGAAGGAATTACCTTTTCATAATATGGCAAGAAATGAGAAAGAATATCTTTCATATCTTCCAAGGTGATTTTATCACCAGCTAATAGTAATGGTAATGGATATTTATCCCAGTTACTGGCTAGGATGTTATACGCCAAGTTAACCATTTCTGTATGGTCAAATGGTAATGCAATATCTGGTACAAATGTCACCCAATCTTCATCGAAGTTGTTTTGCCCATGTAGTAAAACGAGTGTTGGAATGGATACTACATGTCCTCGTTCATCTCGATATGGATTTGTGCGAGCTGGTAATTCTTGTAAATTGTATGTTAGCTCATCAAGTTGTGTTTTGTCTTTGATGGTACGTTGTACGGCAGATGAAATATGTTCACCTTCTTGTAGGATTACTCCTGGTAGTGCTGGTTGTCCTTTAGCTGGTTCTACTTCTCGTTTTGGTGTGTAGAGTTTTACCATATGGTCGTTTCGGTCATACGCAATGATTATTAAATCAACTGCTACATTTTGTGTTGGTGTTAATTTCATATCTTACCCCCTTTATTATTTATAATAATCATTAATCTTTATGTTTATTATATCGCATTCTTTTTCCAATGTCAAGCATTTGTTTGAAAATTTTTATTTTCTTAAAATCTGAGTAAAACTAGGGTTGGGGCGTAGCCCCTTCCTTATCTTTTGCGTATGCAAAAGATTATTTGTAATTTGGAAGATTGTCGTCTACAAATTGTTTCATAACCATTTGTGTACGAGCGGTGTTGCAGATAACTTGTGGTTTTCCATTTTCGATTAATCCTAGTTTTTCTGATAGTCGTGGTGGAAATGTTCCATTCTCTAGATAATATTTGGCATCCCATGGTGTGACCCAAAAACATTCAATGTCTTCTGATAAGCTCAAATGTTGTTCCGGTGTTATGAGTTCATTTACTCTCATAAATACTGATGTCACTTGTTCATCACTAATACCAATAGATGAATAAGAGGGTAATAGTACGGTATCGACTGTAATATCTTCGGGATTATAACCCACTTCTTCATAAACTTCTCGAATGGCTGCTTCTACTGGTGTTTCACAGTCATCGATTAACCCTGATGGTGTTGCTACAACATATCCATTGGCTACATGTCTATATTCTTTCATCAATAACATTTTAGTCTTCGGCCGATTAAAAACAAACATAGCGACAGCGTTTGCGTTGTTTGGGTGACCAAAGTCTCCCGATTCTAGTGTCATACCATGATTTCTAGAAATGAAATCATACTCTTTGATGAAATCACCTGTTTTTGTAACACTTTTATATAATGATACATATTTTGAGATAACTGTTTCCGTTAAACTCACTAATTTATGTTTTGTCATTTTTGACCTTTCTATTGAATGTGATAGATTACATCTTTACGTTCAACTACAATTTTACATGGTAAATTTGTTTCTTGAATCTTCTTATATAATTTTTGATTTGGGTTAATAGCGGTTGGATGACCTACCGATGCCAACAATGTGTAATCACCTGTTGTATCTCCGTAACCATATGAGCTGGACAAATCGATATCATAGTGTTCTTCTAAAATATCCAATGCTTTACGTTTAGATACTGAATCCCACATTGGTGTTATATCATCAACATAGACATGGTCTTCTGTGCCGTATTTACTAGCGAACCAAATATCGACACCTAATTTTTGTGCCAATTTAGACACTAAAAATGTGGGTGAACCAGAAATAAAGATGATTGTATGACCTTGTTCTTTATGCCACTCCATGAGGTTACGTGTGTATGTATAAAGCAATTGATATTGTTTTTCAATAACTTTACGAGCAACAAACTCAATGTCGTGTTCGGGTTTACCAATCAAATATTTTTTATACACTTCTACAGCCTGTAACATATATTCATCATAATCGAGTTCTCGATTTTTCCATTGTTTTTTGGCTATCTTAATTTCGGCTCTTGCTTGTTCAGGAAATACGTCATAGTCTACACATTTTTCTAAGTGTTGTAGTAATAATGAATCACGGAATACTGTCCCATCAATATCAAAAATAGCTGCTGTTTTCATCTAGTTACCTCCATTATTTGTATATTATTACATTTGGATTTGTAATTATTCATTTTTCTGGTTTCTTTGAGCTTTTTGATTATGTAATCGGTTACATTTTAAGTTTTGTCTTTTTTTGGGTAAATTGGACAAAATTGGATTCAAAATTGGATTATTTTGGATACACCTAAACCATTGGTATTACTGACTTTTTCAACAAAATGCTAATTTTTGGTCAATAAAATAAAAAAATTTTAAAATCAGGTCATGGAAAATTTTTTTTCAAAATTTTTCATTTTATAGCCCGGATTTTGTAAACCCTTGATATACCTCATTTTGTAAGCGTTATCACAAAATCCAATTTTGAATCCAATTTTATCCAATTTTGTTTGTGATAAAATTTGTACACCTACTTGCACCTGTATAAATACACAAACAAAATTGGAAAAGAAAATAAGCATCTCATAGAGATGCTTATGCTATTTGCTGTCTTCCCAGACAAATAAAGCGCCAATTGCGTTGATAATATAGAAAATATATTTACCAACATTGGCAAAATTGCCTTGGATGAATGCTTTTGCTAATTGAACAAGATTGTAAACAAACCAAAAACCCCATTGGGTTGTCAATTTTAGTGCATTGAACACATTAGCAACAAGAGATAATGCAAATGCAATCGTAGTTACATAAGCCAATGCGTTCATATTACCACCATATCCGATATAGTTTGTACCATATGCAAAGGCAAATGCCAGAATAGTGGCGATAGTTGCTACCATTTTAGTTTGAGCTTGGCTCATTTGATTTGGTTTACCATCTCGTGAAGCTTGCCACTTTTTGATTGCAAATGTATAGATGAGGAAGGTGATAGGGTATGTTATGATTGCCGCCTTGTTTCCAAGGATATAGTCAATTGTTCCGGATAAAATTGTATTGATAATACCTAGGTAGTTACCCCATTTGCTTAATTTTCCAGTAAAGCGTGTTGACATCATTGACAAACCAACGTTGATTACTGAAATGAGACCAAGTGGGATGTATGGTGTGATTGGTCCCCAATCGACAAATTTGTCAAGGCGTGTACCGAGATATCCTGATGCAATAGCGATACCAACAACTAGTAGGACGCCCAACGCGTCAAAATAGATAGAAGTGGCAAATGTTTTTAATTTTTGTTTCATAGGTTTTTACCTTTCTATGATTTATTCGTAATTATTTCGGGGTTCGGGGTTGACCCCGTTCTGAACCCTTGTGTATACAAGGGTTATTTTACTGTTATTTAGTGGGTTCAAACAAATCATTCAATTCACTTTGGGATTCGTTTTGAATTGTGACTCTAATTTCAGCACTATCTTTTGGTGCCTCAATCAAGTTACCTGTGAATGACCAAAGTTTTTGGTAATAACCTTTGACTGGTCTATATTCAACTTTAACAATTTTTGAATTCTTTGTAATTTCACCATCTGATATTACCTGTGTCAATTTTGCTGTTTTCGTGACTGTTTCGTTATCATTTTTAGCTGTAATTTCGAATGTTCGTTGTTCGTTGTGTTTTTTGATATTATCAAACAATCGTTCGTAGCAATCTAATGGTTTCCCAACTTTGATATCATGACTCTCGGATAAAAATTCAATCTGTTTCAAAGTGACATCGGCATTCACATTATTTGTATAGATTTGTTTCCATGTGTAATCTGACACATATGTACGTTGTACATTGTCTGATATATATAGTGAGCTCCCAAATGTTAAACCTAGAAATATACCGACTATTTCTAAAGCTTTGTCAGCGTCCATTTTTTTGTATTTGACAAATACAAAAAATAATACAAGAGCAATCATTAATACAATAAGGAATAATGTTGCGAGCAAATGAGGATAGCTTAATAATTTCTCAATCATTTTTTACCTATTCTTTCGTTTGGAATAATTTATTTAGTTTATCTTTGGCTTTTGCTTTTGCTTCGTCACTTGTGTTTACAGTGATACGAATTTCTCTAGGTGTTTCCACCTCTTGTTCGTTACCGTTATGACCCCATAGTGAGTAATATATTTTGGTCATTTCTCTGTATTCAATTTTGGTTATTTTGGATTCAGGTGTCAGTTCACCTTCAATATTATCTTTGGATAAGTGGACATATTTACTCAACTCTTGACCGTCTGTTGTACCAACTATATATCCAGTCCATTCATTACTGTTAAATCCGTGGAATTCATCTTGAATGCTATCAGAGAATCGTCCAAGTTTTTCTCCGGCTTTATTTACCTTATATTCTGAAGTACGCTCAGCAGGGTCAGAATAGTCTGTGAGTAAAATGTTGATATTTTGTTCATTTGTATATATCTGTTTCCATTCTGTATATGTTGGGTGTTGTTCTACATTGATACATATAGTGGTTATTGCTATGAGAGTGAGTATGGCAGGTATTGGATAAAAAATATATGTTCTAATATATTCTTTGAGGTTTTCTTTACGGTCTATTTCATTAGTTACATACGATAAAGCTATTGCTGCTAACCATAAGACTGATAAGCAGAATAGAATGATGAAAATAATTGATAGACATGTTGGGTGTGATAAGAAGAATTCTATCATTTTAGCTCCTTTGTGTGGTATAATTATTATAGATAAGAAAGATTTGAGGTGAAAATAATGAGTTATGAAGATAAGGATGTCTTGATTCCTTTAAGGGATGCAAATGTTATCAATATTAAAACAAATGAATATTTCCGTCAGGGTTGTGAAACCTGTGACCACGGGTCAGAATATATTCAAAAAGTTGCATTTGATTTTGATGATGACCGTCATTTTGAATTACGTTTTGAGAAAATGTATTCGTATACGTTAGATGTTGAATTGTTTACTCAATTATTATTGAATAATTACGAACGCTATACGGAAATGGATTATGATGAATTCAAGTCAACTATGAAAGACTTACAAGGTCGTTCACGTGAAGAGATTGAAAACATGGTCCAAGGTATAACATCAGAGGGTACGGAAGAAACCAGTTGGTCTCCTGATATTGAAACGTTATATGAAGTATATGACAAAATGGAGAAAGATTTCATTCTTCCAACAATTCCAGACAAAGGTGTGTCAAATCTACCAACAATTCCTGACAAATGTGGTAAAACTCGTGAAGCTCTACCGATTATGGTCAAGAAAGATGTTTATGCCTTAGTTAAAGACCCAAATGACGTTCGTACAAAAGTTCTTTGGGATGTTCGAAAGCATAAGGAATCTAATGATGATGCTGTTATTCAGTTGGGTGAAGATTGGGGAAGAACTGTTGTCAAACTAGTTGAGAACGGTCAACCTTTATATCAAAACGCAACGGGTGACCAATTGGCTAGTATTCCGGCTACGACACTTTCGCAAAATTTCCAGGCCAGTGTTATTCGTGACACTTTGAAATATGTCCAGAACGGTTTGAGTTTGGATGAATATAAACTACAATCTTCGTTTGATGATATTCAACTCGAAGGTTTAACATTATAACAAAATGCCCCAAGAAATGGGGCATTTTTAAGGTCTTGTTTTTAATTCAGTAAGTTTTTGACAGCGCTGATGCTAATTGCTTTACCCACTTCTTTTTCTAAGTATTCCAGACACTGATTCCATTCGTCAGCACGTGCATGTCGTTGGATATCTTTGTGAATCCTGTCTAGAATATGATTTGTATTGCTATACTCAGCATGTTTGTCGTATGGCAATACATATTCTAGATAATAGTAATGGGGTAGTAATACATGACGGATGTCATATTTCTCAATCGGTCGAATGACTGCTTCTTTTGTTACAACATCGATATTAGTATATCTTCTTTTTAAATCCGTAACAAATTGCTCAATATATTGTGCTCGTTTTTCGGCTAACTCTTCTGTTGTGTGGTTGATAGGTGGTTTCTTTTTCTTCAACTCCCTATATACCATTATGTTATATGCAATAACAAAAATGATACCGAAAAGATACCAATATAAATACTTTTCGCGTATATAATCGTTTAGACAGATTATGGCCACAAGGATTGTAGCTACGATAGCTCTAAATGTTGAGTTCATGAACTCTGCGTAATAGCCGTTTCGTTTACGTTTTTTTATGTAATAATATGATTCGAGTGGTTCATAGATGACAATGACCATACCTGATGATAGGAGAGCTGTTATAAGGAGTGGTATTATAATATCTGATATTAGTTGTGGATTGTAAATAAGTGAATAGATTAGGGACCCAAATAATACCACGGGTCCGATTAATATTGATAACAATGTTATGATGGAAATGATTTTGTGTTTGAGATTTTTCCAATATTGTTCTTTTTCTTTCTTTGAGGGTGGTCTATAGGTCATATTACTCACCTTTCTGAATTTGTTTTATTTTGTCAAACAAATCTTCGACTTCAACGTAGTCTGACAACCAAATGTCATATTGGTCGTTTTCTGTGTGTACGCAAATCTGTTCTTCTAGTGCATTTTCGATTGTTATCTCGATACCTGGAAATTGTTCTTCAAGCGCGTGTTGAATGAGAATTAACTTCTCTTCTTGTTGATGGTATGCATTTTCTAAAATGATTGTATTCTGGTGTAATGTTTCTAAGATATATGCAAAAAGTGTGTTCATAACATTATCCTTTCTGTGTGAGAATTTCTATTGCTTTTTGTGCTAATTGTTCAGTCAAACCTTCATCATTTGCCGATGTTAGTGAGGTACCAGCTTCCGTCTTGATAAATCGAGTCATATCGATTGTATCTTTAAAATCTGGAAACTCGTCATCATCAATGACGACATAATTTGTAACATTATGTTTATCTATATATGTCTTGATTTCTAAGCCTCGTTTTATGGTGTATCGGGATGCCGGGTATGGGGTGATATCTTTAATAGTCAACCCTTCATCATGAAACACTCGTAAGAGTTCAAGACCCAGCTTGTGTGTAGTGTTCATGTTTTCTTCAAAGAAATTTTTCCACGATGACGACAATACAATCTCTGCATTTGTTTCATCGATGATGGTTTTCAGATTTGTTATTAACCGTTCGTCTAAATTATTTTCGGGCCAATTATGTGCTGAATTTAAAACACCATCGATATCTAAAAATATAATTCCCATTTATTATCCTTCTACTTTGATTTTGAGGAAATCGTATTCCCAGTAATATGATGTCATTTCAATTATCTGATAAGGCGTGCTCTGAATTTGTGCAATTTGTTTATCAAGTGGTAATGGTGAGATATTTTTGATGCGAGTATCTCTATTTAGCCAATCTAAATCATCTTGGTTTAAAAGATAATATACATCATCAATGTCAATGATGATTCCGATATGGAATTTATCTTTATTAATGAGTTGTAAAAAATCTGTTAAATTCATTTTGTCCTCCTATTTCTACATGAGAAACTGGGTTTGGGGCTTGACCCATTTAAATAAGCAGTACGTATGTACTGCTTATTGGGCTTTGCATATTTTATACAATATTTGTATATTTTTAATTGTTGTATCCGTGGCATCTGGGACAATTTCTGAGACTATATGCATTTTATTTTCGTGGTAGCATTTGTCTTCAACGTATAATAGCCGTCGAAAAATCTCTGTTGATGACTGTGTAACCCATTTGAAGTAACCCAACTCATAGGATTGTTTTGCAGTCAATGTTTTCTCAATTGTTGTTTGAGGTGATGTGTCAAATAACCCTTTCATGGGTGCGGTCATAATGATGAGTTCTGGATATTTGTCTATAACTGTTTTTGCGACGTCTTTATCTCGGCATTTACCAGTGAAATACAAAATAGATAGTTCTTTGACTTTTGCGATAGTCAATTCATCTTTGATAAATTCGTTTGCTAATTCAGGATGTCGATAGAGTGTTGCAATTTGTACATCAATGATGTCATCATGTATTAAAATATCGGGGCAATATCCTTTTCTTGCTAGAGCCATACGAATGTGCCAACTACTCTGATGCGTGCACCATTGTGGATAATATTCTTGTCCGTGACCGTTGTCAATTAGTTTAATTTTAACGGCGTCCTCGTCATATTTGACTAATTCATCGACACACTCACCTTTTTTGGCTAATATTTTACGGATGTGTTGGCCTGATGCGACATAATCTTGAGGGTTATCTATTTTCCCTTCATGATATAGTTTCTTAAATTTTCGTGCTGTAATTTCTATCATTATGCTCTCCGTGTCTTTGTTTTGACCCAATATTCGGTTATGACATCATTTGATTTTGTTTTTTCTGTTAATTTTCGATAGTGATGACTTTCTAATAATGCGTATATCTGCTGTTTGATGTCATTCATATCCTCAGTTTCGTGAATTTTGTTCCATAATTCTTGTCTCCAATGATTCATTAGCGGTCGATAATATTTTATGTCATTGTCATATTGTGTCATTTGATTTTGATATGAATGGTAATGTAGTAATCGTCCAATTATTGTATATGAACGATATTTCTCTTCTACATCTGCTAGTTGTATTAGTGCCGTTTCTAAACCGTTTTTGTAATGATGTAGTTTATGGGCACATGTTTTTATTTGATTATTTCGAGCTTCATCTTTTTGTAACATTAACTGTTCATAGTTTGTCTTGAGTTGGTTGTCATTTGTTTCGAAGAGATAAATATTTGTCTTGTTTTTATAGATTAATTTAGAAATCATGATTAGCCTTTCTATTGATGCTGGTAGATATTTCGATTGTATATCATTGCGCCTACATGTCTCTGCTGTTGGGATATTTAACTATAGAATCATAAAACCCAATCAAGACATGATTGGGTTATATTGTTTTCTGAGTAATCTAGAACTATAGTTATCTGTTTAGTGTGAGCTCATCACTAAGGTCCTGTATATCTTCCAGATACAATTGTTCGTTGTTATATTCAGCTTCTTTGTCATATTGGTGCCATACGAGTCGTTTTTCTTCTAGAGTTAACTCATCATATTCCTTTTTGGATTGGTATGGTTGTAATCTGGTTTTTGTATTATACACTTCCAATGTGAGTTCATCTTTTTGTGCTTGAGTTAAGTTATCCCAGTATTCTTTTTCTGGTTTTGGTAATAAGACATCTAATGATTGATTAGATTTATCGTTTGTGATTTCATTAGCTTTCTTTGTTCTTTCGGGTTTCCATTCGGATGATGTGATAATTAAATCGCTTTTTTTGTCATTTTGGATTACCATATCTTTAATTTGCGCATCTCCACGTAATCGTACGTTACTCATAATATGTGAGTTCCCATGAACGGTTGCGTTTGCAGTGACACGAGCCGTACCGGAAACAATAGCATCATCGTATACCCATGATTTACCGCTTTGTCCTATAGATGAGAGGTCTGATACATAGCCACCTTTATCACCTTTTTTTACATCGGAAAAATTTTTGATAGCTTCGATACGATATACTTTCACTTTTGAGTTATAAATCCGACTCTTATCAACTACTATTTTGTAATCATTCTCTAAAAGGCGGTATTTGGAATTTTTCATCTCAGTTTGTTTTTTTGGTTGTGCCAATATCGCTTCTTGTTTCTCCGGTGTTATTGTTGGTTGTAATATGGTTTGTTTGGATTGCTGGTTTGTTGGCTTATTATATATAAACTTTGTTCGTTCTAAGAAGTCAAGTGATGAGCTGAGATTATGTTTGTTTGTGTATTCATTGCCCACATATATTGCACAATAATCTTCTTCTCGCTCGGCTAGTTGTTTAGTTAGTTGTTTATATCCCAATTGTTCACGTAGTTCTTTTGGGTTTTGGACATTAGCGGCACCACGAAAAACCAATTCTCGGGCATTTTCGTGTAGGGTTGTTAATGCTTTAATGCGTATTGGTGTTAATGGTCTACTTGGAGTGAAATCTCCAGGTTTTGAAGTGACACCGAACATCTTGTCAGGGTCTAATCCCATATCAAAATAGATGACATTTCCATTTGTTCGTGCTAGATTTAATAGTGGTGCAGTGTCATCTGTATATACATATTGAATTTTTCTTTGGTTTGGAAATTCGACTTCTAAACCTTTATATTTTTTTGTTTTTGATATGACAGGTTGGGTGCCAAATATTGGATTCATTGGTGGAATATCTGTTGTTTTGATAGTTGTCTTTTTCTCATCGTTATATTTACTCACATTGGACCAAAATAAGTCTTGGTTTTCTGTTAAATTACAGACGGCTGACATTTCTTTTTCTAATTGTAATTGTACGTCATCAACCTGCGGTAAATTATATTGTTCACGGAAGGCTATCGGGTCGTATACATTTATAGCCCCTGCCATTTCCAATTCGAATTGTGTGTTTGTGGTGGTATTGTCTCTATGTATTTGAACATTTTCTATTCCAGAGTTGGTTAAAAATAGTATGCCATCTTCTTTTGTTGCTTTTGTGAAATGAGTTATTGATGCATTTGTCAAGGCATATGGTTGGGTACGTCCATCTGGAAAGTTTGTTTCGATGATGAGTCTTGCTGGCTCTTGTTGTGGTTTTGCTTGTAATATTATTTTAGTCATACGGTAGTTCCTTTCTACGTATATTATATCACAAGTTTTTAACCCTGCGCATTGTAATATGTTTTATGCTGTTCTCGAAATTCTCATTCGCTTTATTGATGAGCTCACTAAATTTTTGTTGTTTATTGAGTTCAATACTAGCTCGATAATATAAATTCACTTCTGGCCAGACATATGGATAGCGTTTTAGCTTTCCATTCGGTTGTTTACATAGAAGACCTCCATATCGTGCTCCGAACAAAAAGTCACGCGCATCAACAACATCGTCATATAATGGTTTCATCAAGGTATGTGTACCAATAATGGTGTCGACTGAGTCTGATAATCGTTTCATGGTATAACCACTCACCGAATCATCATCAACTAATATATATTCACCTTGAGGTAATGTGATATTTATTGGTGTTAAGGGTATTTCTTCGTCGGTTATTGTACTCATGACTAAATCAGCTGCCTGCTTTTGGTGACCATACAATTCAAAATAACGACTAATATTTAACTGTATATCTCCATGATAATATTTATCCAAACTAATAACAGGGTTAGCAAATTTTGGAATATTTTCCAATTGTTGTTCGACATTAACCCATGTTATATCAGAAAAGGAGCTACAAATTCGAAATGCCTCTTCCAATTCTATTTTAAACTGCTCATAAGCTTTTATGTATTCGTTTGGCATATAGTATATACCATCGTCTCGAATCGCTAAGCGTTTTAATGTTCTCTGTGCTGGTAGTTCTCTATGTTTATATAGTGCTGTGCTAGACAATGTATTAATTTCATCAGGTATGATGTAGACTAAATTGTCAACATTTAATGATTGATAGAGTGTTTTTACCTTTTCAATATCTTGTGGGTCACGAATGACACAAATGTATAGCCGCTCATCGGTTAATGCAATATATCCAAATTCATAACGGTCTGACCCAAATACATACGCTTGTTTCTTACATTGGGGATACAATTCAGTCATCAATTGTGTGAAATTCGTGTCGTGTGTATAGTATAAGTTTGCCCTTACATCGACATGTAACCAGGTATAGTCACCTACTAATTCCTGTGCTAAAAACTGTCTTTCTTCAAGTGTATGACGTCCGTGTTTTTCATCAATATATGATTGGTGGGCAAGAATAAAGGCTCCGTAGTCTACAACGTCGCCTCTGTTCTCTAGCCATTTTTTAGCTTCATTCATCATATGAATATGACCTTCATGTAGTGGTGAAAAACATCCAGTTGTTAACAATGTGTAATTGTTTGTTTCTGGACTATTTTTTTGTGCGGATTGTATGTCCGTACACTCTGATGGTGTAATATAACCAGCTTTTTCAGCTAGTTCCAATCCGTATTGTTCAATAAGTTTGTTATAACTTTCCAAAGCTGGTTATCCTTTCTAATTGTTTAAGATATAAGGTAATCGCGAATGATAATCGATATAACCATCATCAGTTTCTGTTGACCATAAATCTAAATGAACTGCTGGTGATAATGCAAAATATTTATGACGATTGTATGCATGCAACTTATCAAGTGCTTGTTTATATTCATCATATTCTTTTTTTGCGTCACCCTCAACGTGTACCGTGAATTTGTGTTGTCGTTCCGCGAGATATAATTCTACAGCATCGTATGGGGCTCCGAAAACTTCAGTGTCGACTCGTCCATCAAACATGTCACCATTTGGGGTGACCTCTAATATGGATTTTGGTACACCCAATAGGTTGGAGCATTGATACACCTCTGATTTGTGTATGTCGGAAATTAGTTGCACATCAACTAAACCGTCGGAGGCTTTTCCAACGTAACCAAGATAACAACCTTCATCCATGTTGGTTGTTCCAACTAAAATAGGTTTGTAACCTTCTTCATTCAATAATGAATTCAAATAATAAAGGAAGCTTGTACGTGCATATGCTCCCATTTGACCTGTTGCCCATGGCGTTGTTTTGTATCCAATACCTTCTGCAGTTACTTCATATGCATCAACTAATGTGTTAATGGGTGTGATTGTCAAATCCAACCCTAAGACGTTACATAGCTCTTGTGCGCGTGCTGTTGCGCCTTCTTGATTCGTTAATACACCGTCATAGAGTGGCATAGCTACGGGCACAATTTTTCTAATCGGTGATGCTTCCAATTTGGCGGCTTCATTTACCAATGCCAATACTAATGCGGAATCAATACCACCAGATACGGCAACTACTGCTGTATCTAAACGACATTTCATCATGTATTCATTTAACAGGGTTGTTTTTTGGTTAATGTAGTCTTGCGCATTAAACGCACGTTCTCGCCGGTATCGTTGTACCTCATTTAGTAGTTGTGGGTGGAGTGTTGAGTAATGATTTTCGTTGTGAACTTTCATTGTCATTCCTCGTTTCTTTGTTTAGATATTTATGTAAATTTAAAATAATGTCCGGATATAGTTGTGAATAATGTACCATGTTTATCACCTATAGCAATCTAGCGCCTTCCCATTCCCATTCGTAACGTAATTGACCATCAGGAAAGAAAATAAGATTTCGCATATTCGAGCCATCGTTATGAGAATTATATTTGGTCAATGCATATGAGAACATGACATTTTGTCCTTCATAATCAAAGACATTACCGATATTAGGTAATTCTAAAAGCTTATAACCTTTAGTATTGAGGAAATCGTAAATGTTTGATTTATCTTCCTCACTCATTTTGTGTTCATCAATCCATGCTTGTGCCGTTTCTCGTCTATATTCATCATTCAACGGTCGTAGGGTTACTTGTTCCACGTGATTTTCTTTGGCAAATTGAAGATATTCATCTATCTGTTCTGGTGTCGACATCCATGCTTTTGTACAAACAGCCGTTAATCTAACACTAAACCCAATCTCATGTAGATTGGCAATCAATTCTGGTAAATCAATGTATTGTTTTGTTCGTGGTGTATAGACTTCTTTGTTGATTTCGGGTCGATTTGACACGGTCGAAATTAAAATCGTCGATAGACCTAGTTCATACCATCGTTCTAAATGGTGACGATATTTTTCAAATTGTCGTCCCATTGGAATTCCATTTGTTTGTAGTTCGATAAATGGGAAATTATATGGTTCTAAGGTTTCTAGATATTCTGTAATTTGTTCAGGAAACAAGGTTGGTTCTCCTCGTGAGGTCAACATAACAGTTTGTACTCCTGATGTTTTTGCAAGTTCACATGCTTTGCGTAAATTACGATGGTTAATTTCTGGGATTTCTCCATTTTGTGGATTGGCTAGTTCACCGGAAACACAAAATGGGCATACTGTTACACAACGACTAGTCCCTGTTACAATTGAAAATACTGAAAATTGCATATTAATCCTTTCTATGTATCGAAATAACACATGTATAATAGGTTTGCCCTAATAGTCGGTCTTTTTGTTGACTAATTACTGCATTATAACCTTTTTCTTGTAGTTTTTGTTGCAACAGTTGTCTTGCCACCACACTATTTTCGAACGCCATTAATGATAGTGTCATGGTTTTATCTTCACGCTTCGTGTGTCGCTCAATCATAGTTGGTAAATCTTGTCTTTCAATATAATTGTCGACATACCTTTCCAATTCTCTTCGATTCATATTATTTTCCTTTCTATTAGTTTAAGTCGTCTATGGTTGCCTTACGAGTATATTTTCCATATATTTGTCGTGTCCAACCATTATCATGCCCGTGATTGTTAGATATTTTGTACATATCACCTGAGATTCCGGTGACCAAATGAAGGTAGATATGTCCTTTGACTTTGCAAAGGACGATATCCCGCTTCTTGATAATAGTATCTGGTGTGATAGGTTCAACAATAACAGCCTCACCACTCTTTAGTTTGGGTGTCATGGAGTTACCTTTACCTTTTACAATTACTGTTTCACCTGCTAATAATTTTTGAATGGTGGTTTGATTTTCACCACCGATGTAGTATTTACTCATCGTCATCACCCATATATCAAATTACGTCACGTTCTTTGAGCGATATCAACTCAGCGTAAGTTTCGGTGATTCGAATATTCATTTGATATTGACGAAGCCCCGCTGCTTTAGCCAGCTTCAAATCTTCTACGAACTCTGCGTAAACTGGGTCATTGACTGGAGGTTCGAACGTCGGAGAATCATACTGAAACACGGTGATAATCGCGGCTCTAGAGTTGTTCGCTTTGATTTCGCTTGTTAGAGTTCTTACATGCTTTTGCATTCGTTCTATCGAAGGATGCTGTTCTCTCATCAATGCAGTCAGCCGAGGTGAAGCTTGACAATAGTAGTCAGCGACCATTGTTTTAACCTCTATGTAGCAGTCACCTGCTTTAAAGTCGATTCTGCTATCACCGAGTTTCTTTTCTCGCTTCACTTCATCTGTGATTTGTAAGATAGTCTTAACCGCATCGTCTTGTAAGAAATACTCTACATATCGATTAGACTTGGTTTGATTGATTCCTGCATAAGTCAGACCATCATCTAGGCTGATTGCTTCGACAGTATATCTAGTTCTTCTACCAGTGTCATCTCCATGGTCACTCATCAAACATTCAATGTCTTTAAAATCTTTACGACTGATTCCGGCTATTGTTCCACCGCTCGGGCAATGAGCTTCGACTTTTTGACCGTTTAGTTCGACAATGAAGATGAATCGATTGATGCGAGCTTTGATTTTAGCTTTGATTAACGGGTGTTCAAACATTAATTTCATTTTATCACGCTTTCTAAATGGTGGTTTGATTTTTCACCACCGATGTAGTATTTACTCTTCTTCATAATCCTCATAGTCATGGTAGAAATAATCAATTTTGATACCAATGATTTTGTCATCATCTTTAGCAATGAAGCAATCGTATGACCCGTCACCATATCCTGTAGACGTGAATACGGAATGTTCATCAGTCCATGTTTGAGGGAGATATGATGAGAATTTATCATCGTCTAGTGTTTTACTATCTAACCAGTGCTCATGTTCTAAGTTGGCAATTTCTGTATACAAATCTTTATTATACTCTTCAATAGGCCCCAAAAATTGTTTTAGATATTCTTTATACAAGGCTTTATATTTAGGGAGTACCTGTTTTTGTAGAGGCATGAGGGGAACACGTGCTCTTTCGTATGTCTCGATACTCTCATACCATTCCTCCTCAGAATCTTTATTCGATTTGATTTTGGCAAAATAATCATAATCTGCAATTCCAGCTTGCCCTGAGTCGACGCCTACATCGATATCAGTGTGTTCAAATTCAGTCGGTTTCTCATAATCACTGTGCCAAATAATGAGTTCTGTACAGCGATTACCGTTGTTATTTTTATTGATGGATTTGGACTCTGTATGCCATTTACCCGGTTTTACATTGTCTAAGATACCGTTGCACCACGTGTCAACATCATAACAAGGGTCAGTTACAATAACTTTTTCACCTAATATGATATCATCTCCTACAATTGTTTCTGGATATAAATCGTCACGTTTGTAGTCATACCATTGGTCCGTAAACCATTTTCTTAGGTCTTTGTCCAACTTCCATGTTGGAATAGATACTTGATAGATGTCACATTTTTTGTCCAAAACAATTTCATCATCATGTTTAATAACGAAATGAATAATGTCGTCGGTTTCTAGATTATAAATAAATGTGTAGTGGTCATCTTGGACAAAGTGTTTATCTAGATGCTCAACTAATTCTGATAATGTTTTATATCTATACATGATTTACCTTTCTAGTTACGATATGTTTCCATCTTTTCATGGAAATATTGTTCCATCATTCCATAAGCTGTATACGTGATGGCATTTGCACCAGCATTGATTGTGGCTTCAATTGATTCATCAGTTTTGCCACCTGATGCAATAATTGGCATATCAGGATATTGCTCGCGTACCCATTTTACAAGTTCTGCAGTGTTGGCGCCACCACTGACATTAAAAATATTTACTCCAGCGTCAATATAAGGTTGTAGTTCGCGAGATTTATCGATGACTGTATAAATAACAGGGATGTCAACATATTTGCGTACCATTTCAGTGGTTTCAACGGTAACTGGTCCATTTAGTACAATAGCTGTAGCATTATTTTCTTCTGCATGTGATGCTAATCGAGCTGAACGCTCACCCTGTGTTAATCCTCCACCAACACCGACTAAGATTGGAGCCTTAGCGACTAATGATACAGCATTTAAGATTTGGGTATTTGGTGTAAATGGGTAGACACATAAGATTGCATCAGCATCTGTATTTGCAATGAGTGATACATCTAATGAATATACAATAGATTTGATACGTTTACCATAGATTACAATGCCCGATGCTTTTCGGATGATATCTGGCATTTCGATAATGGAATTACGTAATGGTGTTGTTACCTCAGGGATTTTCTTAATTGGTTTGTCGTTCATTTTTTACCTTTCGTTTTCGTATGTTTTCTCATTGATGAGGGTTAGTTGATTGTCTTTATATTGATATGTGAGTTCGTGAGTACGTACCATATCAACATCTTTTAATTTATATACATATTTAGATTTTGAAGAGTCCCAAACATTTCGATATTCGGACGTGGTATAGTAGTATTTTTGAGAGATTAAAATATTACCTATTTGATGGTTAGGTTCCCCTGTCCATTCGAATTGGTCAGCTGATTTAGTTTTTTCCATTTGTTTTTTCATTTCAGCTTCTGTTTCAACTTTTGTGCTTACCTCAGCAATATATGGAACATTGTAAGTTCTCTCTTCTGTCGTATCCTTTAAATGAGCAGTATAAGTAACAAGGGTTCCTCGCCCTTTATTTTGTACTCGAGTCATACCTGTTTTATTATTATTGATAGCATCATTTATGGTATCATATGTTTCGGTCGTTACGGTATTTCCATTTTCATCATAATAGGATATTTTGACACCACCAAATCCTTGGGTTAGGACATCACCATCTAATTGTTGTCGTGTCTCTACATAGATATCAGAAGTGCTAATCGTTTTATAATTGTTCGGGTTATTATCGACGTATTTAGATTGTATATCAGTCACTTTGGGCGATGCGCAGGCTGCCAAAAACCCCAGACTGAATAACGTCAGTAATGCTAATTTTTTCATTTTTTACTCCATATTCAATATTAAATAACCGTGCAACCAATTATTCCAGATTGCACGGCTTGATGTTAGAATTCTGCGTTGAAGAGTTCTTTTAGTTTATATGTTACGTTGTCACTATCTGCATTAATGGATACTGATTCGTTGATTTTGGACAATTTCGCCAATTCATCTAAGTCAGCGTTGTAGCCGATAGTATTTACTGTGATACCAAGGGATTCAATAATCTGAGCTGCGCGATTGAAGTCGTATCCTTGGTTTGTTTTACCATCTGATAACACGAAAATGACAGGTCGTGCGTCAGGGTTGTTTTTCATTTCATCAAGGACCATTTTCACAGCAACTAATAAACCGTTATAGGTTGCTGTACCACCTGCAGGTGATAGACTCTTGATGGCGGATGTGAAGTATGCCTTTTGGGTTCCGTCCATTGACCCAATTGGAACGTTGATAGTTACATCATCACTATAGGATATCAATCCGATTTTATTATCTTCATTGATGTATTGTAGTGAGTTGAGTAATGATTTTTTCAGGTTATTCATAGGGTCACCTTCCATTGAACCTGAAATATCGGTTACAAAAACACCAACAATTGGTCGTGCAGTATTTTTGTTTTTCTTCCAAAGTTTTTGCATTGAGAGAAGCATGTTACCATCAGTTGTTTGTTCGTCAAATTTGTAATCATCCAATTGGTTGAAACCATAGTCTGTTGCTTTTTGTTGATTTTCTTTGTTCTTGACAAAGTCAGTGAAGCGTTTCAAGACCTCTTTTTTCTTGCTGTCATTGGTTGTGGCATATAGAGGCGAATCTTGGCGGATTCCGAATGGTACATATTTGTAATCAGCAAATTCTGGCGTGTTGATGTAGGTCTGATATGAGATAGACAAAATATCTGCTGTACCACCTTTTGCGGCTTCACGTAGTTGCGCTGTTGTTACAAATGTTGATGGAATATTGGCTTGAAGCTTTTGAAAGGCCTCTTTTGATGTGTCACTGATTGGGTTATTTGCATCAAAACTATACAATAGTTGTGACAATAGACTTAAACCAGTTGATGATGAATATGGATTGGTATATCCTAGTAATTTACCATTGTTGATGGCCTTGGTTACAGACTCAATTGTTACTGTACCATTTGATGCTACTTCATCATATACAGATTGTTTCATCAATAGCCCAGACGTATTACCAAACAATCTATCTGAAATTTCAGTAGTTGAAACGCCTTTAGCGGTTAGAATATAATTCCATTGCTTATTGGACGGTGTGTATCCATCAGGAACGTGACTACCACTAGCGATATAATCTACGGCAGTACCGGACGGAATACTGCGAACTGAAACGCTGATAGTTTCCCCGTCAATGCTTTGATTTTGATTGTTGAAGTCTTTCGCGATATCATTCAAGATACCGTCTTTACCATTACCAGCTTTTTCTGTTGATACAAAGATTTCTACATTTACCTTACCATTTCCCTCGACGGTATATGGATAAGTTCTGTCCAAATCAGGTAGCTCTTCAGCCGAATCTAATGATGTAAGACTAATGTCTTTTTTCAATGGTGCCTCATGTGGGTTAATTTTCTTATAATATGTTTCCACTTCTGATTTGGCTTCGTCTTTAGACAAATTACCATATTTATGTCCATCACTTGAACATGCTGTTAATAGAACTGACATGGCTAGAAGTGCTCCAGCCATGAGTTTTTTACTGTTAAATGCCATTTTATTTCCCTTTCTATAACTGTTCCAATAAATTCTGGAATGCTTTAATGAGATTTTTCAAATCGATATCATTTGACTCTGTTTTGGTATCCAAATACGAAATTGCTTGTACCATCAAGTCATTAGCATCAGAAATGAGTTTATCATTTTTGTTCAATTTCTTTTCAATCACATCCGCATCTTCTGAAATTACTAATCGTCGATAAATCGATTTGGCATCATGAAGCGCGTGTAATCGAATCTCTGACAATTTATCCCCAATGTCTTGTATGATTGGCATATCATTATTATCAATGATTTCTGCATATTGCGATTGTAAATCTTTTGTTGTCTCCAATTGTGTAAGCATTCGGTCGACATATTGTTGGTAGTTTGGTTTTACTTTATGTTTGACCGATTTTAACTTGTTGACAATTTCACCCTCTTCATAGTAGGGGTCAATACGTTTTTGTTCTTCGTTACGTTCAATGACTTTTCTATCATTCATATGAGTAATGAAAACCTTCGCTCCGACGCCAATCAATGCAATGCTGGATACTCCAGTTCCAAATTTTGCTAATGTTGTTAGTCGAGCGAAGGCTCTAATTCCCATGTTTATAATGATATTGTCTTTTGAGTGACTAACGAAGAACCAAAAGGCAAGGCTGAGTACCAGCATTACTAATGCGGCAACAGCTGCCATTTTGACACGTGTAGTGTGTACATTCTTCGTTGTTTCCATCTTAGCCACCTCTGTGATATTTACGTTTTGATGTATCCTGTTTGACATCGTATGGCTTTTGTGTATTAATTTCACGTTTTACCTTAGCACGATGTACAGTATCCACTACATTATCAATATGTGGTTGAATTTTCTTCTCATATTGAGTTTCACTCTCATGGATGATTGATTTCACCAATTCTTTACCAGCATCGATAAAGTTCTTACTCGCTGTTTTTAGTTCCATATTACGCCCCTTTCTGTCGTTCAATAGTTGTCATCAATTTTTGACGAATTTGTTCTTGCGCTTGACTAATACGAAGACTTGCTTCTTCACGACGTTGTCGTCCAACTGTTTGTGCTTCGTTAATCTGGTCAAGTGTTGTGAGGACATTTTTTGTTGCATATTCAATTGTCTCAGCGCTCAAACCAGTACTTTCTGAATGTTTCACAACTTTAACTGCTGTGTCTCGAGCACTATCACTAGCTTTTCGGATAGCATCATTAATTCCATCACTAACCTTTTTATCCACTTCATATGCTTCGAGAGTCGTTTGCCCGGCAATTGCTGCGGCCATTGACATACGCCATGCCGGAATCATATTGTTGATTGTTCGACGTGTACGTTGAATGAGCGCATAATTGGCATAGTTCATGTTGGTCAACTGAATAGCAAGAGTCATAGATAGAGCCATTTGTGTTTCAAGGTCAGCTACTTGAAGAGCAAATAAGTTAGTTGCTTGTTTGAGTGCATTTAATTTCTCGGCGTCTTCTTGGTTGCCTTTACTTGCAATAGCCTCTAATTCAGGGATATCTTTATCATAGGCTTCTTGTAATTTTTGTTTACCGGCTGTGACATAAACTGTCAATCGTTGATAGTTCTCTTTGTTTGCCTTAATCATGTCTTCTAGATTCAAACTAGTCTCATTGAGCACGACAATGTTACGCTCCAAAACAGCTTTAACTCGATTGATATTGTCTTGGACGGTTTCGTATCGAATCTGAAGAGCTTTGGCTTTGTCACCTAGTGAGCGAATGAAACCAAAGAAACCTGTAGTATCAGTGTCTTGTCCAATAGCGATTTCATTTGTTAGTTTCAAAAGTAAGGCACCAGTATCACCTGCATCTTTAGAACGTACATGACTCAGACTTTTTTCGGTCAGGTGGTCAAGTGCTTTAGCGTCTTCAAGACCATAGGTTGTAATCATTGCACCGTCTGATAAGTCAATTGCTTGATAGACCTGGGTAATTGCCTCTTGTTGTTCCGGTGTTAAAGCAATTTGAAGTGTTTCTTCGGTTACGCCTTGTAACATTTTATCTTCTTTTGCTTTTTCTGCTTCCATTTTAGCGATATCTTCCTGTGTTAATCCAGGTGTCGCTACTAATTTATTTCCAACTTGGAATCCTTCCATTTTTTTCCCTTTCTTATTTAGAATAATATTCTTGTTCGTTAGCTAAGAACATTTGGCCCATAATATCACTAACTGTCTCAATTTCTGAATCTGATACTGATACTTTTTTACCACACTTAGTCATAAGTGCCAAATATCCTTCTCGAAAATCGAAAAGAGATTCGGTTAATTCACGTGGTGAATCTGCGCTAGTGGTGATTACGACATCGGTATCAACAACATATGACCCATAGTAATGCCCTGTTTGTGATACGACCAAAAATATTGATTCGTTATTTAGACTGATACTGGCATATGTGCCAATAGGCGTGTCTTGTGCTTTTGCTTCATGATACAGCTCATTTAATTGGATTATGAGTGTGTTTGTGGCTTCGTTGCGTGTTTGTTTTTCCATAGTTGCCTTTCTATTTTGTTGTCTTAATTGAATTATATCATTTTTTTTTGTTTTTGCAATAGGTATAGTTGTATATCTCCTTTTTAATATTTCTTGACGAAAAACCAGAGAAAAAGAAAAGGTGAGCAGAGCTCACCTATTAGTCAATGTTGATATCTTCGACCGTTTTGTCATCACGGAATCCTAATACAACAGGGAAACGCAATGAACGACCACCATTTTGATTTGTGGTTTCTTCGAAATATTTGATTTCAACGATTTTACCGAGGTATTTATCCTGATTTGCCCAGATATCTTCTCGTAATTCTTCTGTCAAACCTGATGATACATTAAATGTATTGTTTTCATCCAATTGGACAATAAGAGATTTAAGACCACCTCTGTTTTTACCGTCGATAGCTTCTTCAAATCCAACTACTTGCAAATCGGCTGTATGCATCTTTTTCACTTTTAGAAGACCTTTGGTACGTTTTGTTTCATAACGTGCTGATGGGTCATTCAACATGACACCTTCAAACCCCTGCTCTGTGGCATAGTCACTCCACGCGGGGATGCGTGATTTGTCAGCTGTGCCGAGAACCGTTACAACACGGACAAGGTCACCAGGTACAAATGGTTCAAGATATTTCTTACGACGTTGAATGTATGTGTCTTTTGAAACACCTGATTTGAATTCATCATATGGTAGAGCATCGAAAATGTGGAATGCTAAACCTTTTGATTCACCTTCAGATGAAATCATTTGTGATGTTTTTTGGAATCGTTCACCACTTGTCCATTCATTGTTAGGGTCTTCAATGAGTAATTCACCATCATAAATCATATGGTTAGTGTGAGTGAGTACTGATTCAATATCAGCTTTTAACTCACTGAGTCCGTTAATTTCTTTACCTTTACGTGTTTTAACGGAAATAACTTTACCATTTTCGACTTCAACAACTGCACGGAATCCATCAAGTTTTTGTGTTACAACAAAAATAATATCATCGCTGTATCCATCAATTTTCTTTTCATACGCATAAGCCAATTGAACATCGAATACAGGAATGAAATCTGTTCCAAATACTTTATTTAGAAGACTTGCACCAACCGTTGTAGTCCATGATTTTCCAATGACTTGAGCTAGTACATCTTTTGTGTGCTCGTCAAATTGGTTGATAAAATATTGTACCATACCAACTTCCGTATCGGTACCCGTGTTGTTCACTAGTAGATGGTCAAGTAATTCAGGTAGTGTGAGGTCGTGTTGCACATGAGGTACGTGTTTGTTGATTTTTTTTGTTGATAATCCAATAACTTGATTTGGGTCACCTAAAAAGTTAAGTACTCGTTTTGTTGTTTCGTCTTCAACATTTTCAAGAATTGTTGTTTTGTCAGTTACTTTCGTATTTGCTTTAAGTTGTTCTAGTGTTGTTACTAATTGTTCCATGTAAACTGTTAATCCTCCGCGGTTTTATTTCAAAGAAAAAATGGGGTTTGGGGTGAAACCCCATTATTATAGGTCAACGTATGTTGACCTTTTTTTGTCATCGTAGAAGATTGGTTACATGTCATCAATTACAAATGAGTCACTCATCCCAATTTCACTATATCCATAAATAACTAATTTAATTGGTGTGACACCATTAATGTTTTGTTTTCGTTCACTTGTTCGTCCCAAATATCCCACACGGTGAGCATCGCCGTTTGTTGTTTGTACAACAACAGCTACTGCAGTGTTATCGTGTTCGTTAGTTGGTTCTGGTACCAACAAGGCAGTTGTATGAAATTCCGGAACACCATGTTCACCCTCTTCTTTGGGAATTAATGTCCCTACTAATTCTGTTACTTTCTTTTGTTCTACATAGGTTGTCCCTACTACTTTTTCTCTCATAATTTCGTTAATCCTTTCTGAGATTTTCGTTTAATTTTTGGTGTTTGAGGCGACGCCTCATTTTAACAAATAATGTAATTATTTGTTACTATTTTA